CCATCGAGGCCGCAGTAACGCGGTGGATGGGCTGGACGATTGGCCGCCAGACCAGCAAGGACTACGGCATCCCCAAGGGACTGCCTTATCTCACCGGGTTCGTGATTCACTGCGAAGTGACCGACGAATCCTTCGAAGCCCAAGCAGCCTGAGGAGATCGCCATGGCAGCCGTCGTCACCACTCCGCAACTCGAAGCCAACTACGATAAGTTCATCACCGAACTGACCAAGCTCAGCCGCAAGTACGGTGTGGCGATCCAGTCAGTCGGAGGTGTCATCCTCGCCGACAACCCCGGCGAGTTCCGCGACGTCACCTACGTGGCCGACATCACCAGCGGCGACTTGCTGCCCGAGTTCCACTCTGCCTGAGAGAGCATCGAACGCAACGCCATCAGGCTGCCGCATGGCCTGCGCCCCGGCATAGTCCTGCCAGCGCCGCACGATCACATCGACGTACTTCGGATCCAGTTCAATCAGCCGCGCCTTGCGGCCTGACTTGTGGGCAGCGATCATCGTCGTGCCTGACCCACCGAAGGGATCCAGCACCGCATCACCCGGGCGACTCGAATTCCGGATGGCCCGTTCCACCAGTTCCACCGGTTTCATAGTTGGGTGTAGATCGTTCTTCTGTGGTTTCTTGATCTGCCAGACATCGCCCTGGTCGCGGTCTCCACACCAGTGACGGTCAGCACCCTCTGGCCAGCCGTAGAGGATCGGCTCATACTGCCGCTGGTAATCGGCCCGACCGAGAGTAAACGTATTCTTGGCCCAGATGACGAAGGTCGACCAATGACCACCCGCAGCACGGAACGCCGCCTGCAGCCGATCCAGTTCGCTGGATGACATGGCCACGTAGATCCCGCCCTGGCAATGCGCCACGGTTGGCGTCAGTGCCGCCAGCAGAAAATCGTAGAAGCCATCGCCCAGGTTGTCGTTGAGGATCGCGCGATCCTTGCCGCGCATCTTGTCCTTCGCAGAGTTGGCGTAATTGACGTTGTACGGTGGATCGGTGAATACCATGTCGGCGATCTCGTCGCCGAGCACCGTCGCGTAGGCATCCGGGTCGGTAGCATCGCCACAGATCACCCGATGCTCGCCGCAGATCCAGACATCGCCGGGGCGTGATACGACAGTGCCGGCGTCGTCCGGGACCGCATCCTCATCGGTGTCACCCTCGGTGGTCGTTTCCTCGCCGGCCAGCAGATCAGCCAGAGCATCGGCGTCGAACCCGGTCAGGGCCAGATCGAATTGGTCATCCTGCAACGCGGCCAGTTCGACTTGCAGCATGGCTTCATCCCAGCCAGCGTTCTCGGCGATGCGGTTGTCCGCGATGACCAGGGCGCGACGCTGGGTCGGAGTCAGGTGATCGAGCACCACGACCGGCACCATGGCCAGTCCGAGTTTGTGGGCTGCGGCCAGGCGACCGTGACCGGCGACAATGACGCCATCGCTACCGGCCAGGATCGGATTGGTGAAACCGAACTCGGCGATCGAGGCTGCGATCTGGGCGACCTGGGCATCGGAGTGCGTGCGCGAGTTGCGGGCATACGGCACCAGCTTGGCCGTCGGCCATTGCTCGATCTTGTCGGCGAGCCAGGAGATGGTCATGCCCCACCTCCCAGGCGCTCGTTGGCCACCGCCGCGAAGGTCTGACCCGTCGCCATGAGAGTGACCGGTACGTCGGGGAAGTTCTGTTGAAAGCGCTTCACGGCGACATCCACATATTCAGGGGCAATCTCGGTGGCCCGTACCTTTCGGCCGGTGCGCTCTCCCGCCAGCAGGGTCGTGCCAGAACCGCAGAAGGGTTCGAAGACAATATCGCCGGCATCGGTATAGGACTCCAGGGCAAACTGGGGCAGCGCCACCGGGAACACGGCCGGGTGATCAATGTCCTGACCGATCTTCCCTTTGTGGCGCATGATGCGGATCACGGAATCGGGAATCTTGGTCTCCTGCGTCGGTGTGCCGGCAGCGGTCCAGCCACCGATCGTGCCATCGGCTTTGCGCATCGCTGTCGAACTACCATCCTTGCGGAGATGGGTTTCCTGGCCGGCGAATTTGCAGGGCACGATCTTGTTGGCCTGACGGGCTTGGCGGTTGAAGTGAAAGACGAATTCGAAGGACGGCGCCAGACGACCGTTCCAGTCGCCAGGCAATCCCGGCCCCTGGTCCCAGACATACCAGGCAAAGCGCCGCCAGCCTTCGGCACGCATCCAGTCGAGCCAACCATCCCAGTAGGGAATGACTTCGTTGTCGCGGTGGATGAGGCCCAGATTGACCAGCACCTGGCCGTTGGTGGCCATGGGCAGGTTGCCGAAGACGCCCCGCATCAGGGCATCCCAATCAATGATGGTGTTGGTGTAGTCCCGCTGGTTGCCGTATGGCGGCGAGGTAAAGCACAGTGCCGCCTGCTCGCCATCCATCAGCGATCGGACGACGGCCGGATCAGTGGCATCACCACAGATCAGGCGATGTGCGCCGATCTGCCAGATATCGCCCGGGCGAGATGTCGGATTGGCAGGTGCTTCCGGCACCTCGTCGGCAGCGTCATCCTCGGAATCTGCAGACGCTTCTTCCTGTAATGCCTGTTCAGCACCAACCAGTAACTCCTCGATCTCTTCGTTGGAGAAGCCGGTCATGGTCAGGTCGTAACCCGCCTCGGACAACTCGGCCAGCTCGAGAGAGAGCAGTTCTTCGTCCCACCCGGCGTCCAGTGCCAAGCGGTTGTCGGCAATCACGTAGGCGCGCTTCTGCGCCGATGTCAGGTGGCCAAGCTCAATCACCGGCACCTCCAGCAGATCCAGCTTGCGCGCCGCCGCCAGACGACCATGGCCAGCAATGATGCCGTTGGTGCCGTCGACGAGGATGGGCTGGGTCCAGCCGAACTCGACGATGCTGGACGCCAACTTGGCGATCTGCGCTTCGGAATGCGTGCGCGGATTGCGGGCGAATGGGATCAGCGTCTCGATCTTGCGATACTCGACGCGCAGTTGTTCGGTCATTGGAATGCAAAAACCCGCCACGAGGGGCGGGTCATCAAAGGGTGGTAACTCGGTTCAGGTGGTAACCAGGGTGGTAACTGGTAACCTCAATTTGCGGTCTGACGGTAGCGAAATGCCGGGCTCGCGCCTCCCGCATGGGCTTTTTGACAGGAAGGACCCGTCGAATTTCTGACCGGAAGCAATGTAGGCATCACACCCACACCGCTCGCCAGATCATAGCTGTCATGCTATCCAAAATCCGGGGAGGATGTTGCACATAGAAAATTCGATCACGCACTCGGATTGCCCCTGCATTGCTGTCACTCGCGCCAAAACACGCCAAATCACCTCCGTAGGAATAGCCGTTCACGGCAGCGCATCGGCCTGCTATCCTATCGGCTGGCTGGATCGAAGCCTGCTGCCCACCTTGGCGCACCCGGACGGGACGATCATTACTGATTTGCATTTGAGATTCCTAACCAGCGGGTCTCGGCAGTGGGCACCGGTTTTCCGCAAACTGGATAGGAGTTGCACAATGTGTACCCAAATCATCATCTCCTCTGCTGACGTCGAGAAGCTCAAGCAGAAGGCTCGTAAGCTCAAGAAAGACAGTGGGACATCTCACCACGAAGCGCTAGATCAAGCAGCAAGGACTGCAGGCTTCAACCACTGGCACCACGTATCTGAATCAGCAAAGGCATTCAAGCCGACTGAGCAGGCGTATTACTTCGGCGTAATCATCGCGATGGATGTGAAGGATGCGATGGACTTTCGTGATCCGTCTGGTGGCTTCGTTGAAGACCCGTTCGCCTTTGCTCTGTGCGCTGACGACATCTACGCCTATATCCGTGAGGCAGATGACGATGAAGGCTCTGCCGACGATGAGCATCATTACGCTGAAGACAGAGACGAATGGATGCAAGATGAAATCATGAATTACGTCTTCTTCCGCTACACAGGCTCCACGGTACCGGAGCAAGTCAATGATGTCGTAGCGATGGTGCGTGAGTGTTCCTTCTGGCCGCCTGTCTTCATCTGGCACAAAGGTGCCTTTCAGGAATGTCCGAGCGATGAAGCCATCGATGAGGACGGAGAGATCGTCGGGATTCGCTTCTGACTATCAGGACGATGGAATGGCTGGTCCAGTATTGAGGTGCTGGGCCACCACCTGAAGCGCCTTCTGCCACCGCCTCCAAGCAGTGGTGCGCTCGCAGCCAAAGCGACGACAGATGAACTTCCACTCGTAGTGCTTCGCGCGCATCCAGATCAGATGACGCTGCTCAACTTCGAGCCACTGCACCCATCGCATCGTCTCCAACATCTGTTCGATGGCCTGAGGTGTTGGTGGTAATGGGCGATAGACATGCTCATCGTCTGGGTAGGCCTCCCACGCATCCCTGGCAAATGCAGGCCACACGCTGAAGTAGCCTTGGACGGTGACCCGGGGTAGCCGTCGACTGGTTTCAGCGGCTTCAGCAAAGCGTTCTGCCACGACTTCGATTGTCCATTCAACCACGGCGCTTCTCCCCATACAGGCGCTCGCCCAGTTGCCGGACGAACTCACGTTCCATGAAATCCAACCGGTCATCGTTTTCAGCGATAACCAAGATGTGTTGATCACGCCAACCCTGACGTTTGATGTCCTCGGGTTCTTCCCGCGAGGTGCTTCGTCCCAGCGGGCAGCGGTAAGGAGGAATGGAGATCTTCACATCACACCTCCTGCGTCTCGATGGCCCAGTGGAGCAATGCCAGGGCATCGGCTTCGTTGTCGTCCTTGGGATCGTGACCCCGCGATTGGGCGGCGATGATCATCTCGTCCTTGCTGGCATTACCTTTGCTGGTCGCGTGCTTCTTGATCGTCCCGACGGGAACGCCCTGATACGGAATGTTCTGGTGCTCGCACCAGGCGGTGAGGTGGCCCATGAAACCGCCGTAAGCGTGTGCCGCATCCACACCCGCGTGTCGCCGCACCTCTTCGAAGTACACGGCGTTGATCGACTGGCTCGCCGACAGCAGTTCATTGAGCCAGCGCTTGAAGCGCAGGAAGCGCATCCCGCCACCCTCGAACCGCTGCGGCTTGAAGCATTCCGTGCCACTGATAATGCTGCCATCCAGGTGATGCAGAGCCCATCCTGTGTTCGTACCCAGATCAAGGGCCAAAATTGTCGTGTTCATGTGTTCAGTCCTTTCTTGCTCTTGGTCTGACGCAGCCGACACGGTTTGTCGAAACATTCCATGAGGCGTGCACGCGCACGCGTGTGGGGAGTTATGTGAAACAGCGTCGGCTGCGTCAGACAGATGGTTTTTCATGAGCGTCAGTTGTCGGCATAAGGGGTATAGGCGGGCACAGGTGGGTTCTTGAGGCCGATCCCCTGAAAGCCACGCACTCCTACGCTGTTGCGCCACTTCTCAATGCCGCGCGTGATGAGCAGATCGGAAAACCGCCGCTGCGACCCGATGAATTCACCCGCTGCCTCTGCCCACTGTTTCCAGTCATTGAACAGTTCGGCAGTCAGCGATTTGGCATTGGACTCACGCACACAGCATTCGTCCAGCCAGCGACCCAGCGCATCCTCGGCTTCGAAATACTCCTCAGTTGCCTCGACCACCCGTTGGGGAGGATCAAGACGCCCCAGACGTTGCCAGTCGAGGCAGCCCTTCACCGCCCAAGCCAGGATGCCGTCACGCTCGGCCAACAACTTCTGCTGCAAATGCTTGTCGCGGCGTTCGGGCGGCACGGTGATCGTGAACGGGATCAAGTGCAGGCGCCGTTTCATCGCTTCGTCGATATTGCGAATGGCCGGCTTGTGGTTGCCCGCCACGAACAACTTGAACTGCGGGAAAAACTCGAAAAAGTCCTGGCGCATGAAACGCGCAGAGATCTTGTCGCCCCCTGTGAGGTTCTTGACCTTCGATTCAGCCCAGCGTCGCCCCTGCTCGGTTTCGATGGCGGCCACGAAGCGTGCGCCGCGCAACCCGGCCATATCGGTCGGATGCCGATCGGTCCGCGTTTCCATGAAAGTATCCATCGGCGCATTGGTCGCGTAGTCACCGAGGATGGTGGCCAGCGTATTCACGAACACCGACTTGCCATTCGCGCCCGTGCCGTACAAGAAAAACAGCGCGTGCTCTCGCGTCGATCCGGTGAGTGCATAGCCGACCATGCGTTGCAGATAGCTCTGCAATTCCGTGTCGCCGCCTGTGACTTCGTCGAGAAATTGCCGCCAGATCGGGCAGTCACCCCCAGGGGTGGCCGTGGTGATTTTTGTCATCCGGTCAGCGCGGTCATGCGGGCGCTGGCGACCGGTTTTCAGATCGACGACACCGCCTGGGGTGTTGAGCAGCCAGGGATCGGCATCCCACTCATCCGTGATGGCGGCATGCCTGCGATCGGCACGTGACAGCCGCTCCACGCCACCGACTGTACTGGCACTGGCAAGCTTGGCGGCCACCTTGGGATTCTCGGCGCGCACGGCGGCATGCCGGCAAACGCTACGGATCAGATCGGTGGCGGCCAGCGTGTCCTCAGTGCGCCAGCGATTACCATCCCACACCAGCCAGCGGCCCCAGGTGGAAACGTAGCGCCAGTCGCGGTGATAGCGCCGGGTGAAGGCCAGAGCCAATGCATCCTCTGTGCCCCACACCGATTCGTCGCTGCTGGCGACCGGTTCGACGTCCACGGTGATGTCGTGCATCTGCAGGCGCGGGCCATGCGCCAAAAAGGCAGCAACGTCGAACCCCTCGGCGATGGCGTCTGCCGCATCCCACCCCTCAGCGGCTTCCTCGGGCGGGTAGAGGATGAAGCAGGACTTCGCGCTCGCCGACAGGATGGCTTGTGCCGCCTGCGTCGCATAATCCCAGCCGGGCTTGTCGCGATCCGGCCAGATCAGCACCGACTTGCCGGCCAGCGGCGACCAGTCGGTTTTCTCCACCGGGGCATTCGCACCATGCATCGCCGTGGTCGCGACGATACCGATGTCGATCAAGGCCTGTGCGCATTTTTCGCCCTCGACCAGTACCACTTGGCTGGCCGATGACAGCCCTGGTTGGTTGAAGAGCGGCCGTGGCTCAGGTGGAGCCATCTTGCGCCGCTTAGCATCCCAGGGGCGGAATTCCTTTTTCCGTCCAGGAGGGTCGTAGCGGTACACCACCGCGATCAGTTTGCCGGCGGCGTCGAGGTAGTCCCATTTTGCGGTCGCCGGACCAAGGTCGTCGACCGGAGCCTCCTTCTTGGATTTGCGGGACGGAACCGGGGGCGACTGGCCAAGCAGATCAGCAGCATGCTGAAGCACGCGCGGGAAATCTGTTTGCGCATCAGCACCCAGATGTGCTGCGATCAGATCGAAGATATCGCCGCCATCGCCGGTTGCCCGATCGGTCCAGAGCCCAGCCTTCTCTCCATCGAGGACGACCTCGAGGCTGTCACCGGGGCTGCCAAGCACATCGCCGATCTGGAATTTTCCCTTACGCTTTTTGCCTGCCGGGAACAGCGTGGTCAGGACCGATTCCAGTCGTGCGACAAGATCGGCCCGTAATGACTCGCGTGTCACGCCGTTATCCGGCGGCAACTCAACAGGAGCGTCATTGAAATCAAGCATTCGATGCGCCTCCCTGAACAAGCATCCAAGCTTCCAGCTCCTGCAATTTGAAGCGCACGAGCTTGCCGACCCGGTAATGCGGTATGCCCAGCCGTTCTCTTTCCTTGGGATGCGTGAGTAAGTACATCGGCAGATTCAGGCAATGAGCCGCCTCGCTTGCATCAACCAAGCGTTCGCCAAGTACATCGGTGATGGATGAAGGGTTCATGGTGTAGTCCTCCAGCACCGGTCCTGCCATGCGCACATCCGGCACTCAAAATGGGTGGGGTCATGAAAGGCTCGCGGCAGTAGTTCGCCTGCATCGGTCGCCGAGATTACGGTCAGCGCGCGGTCGGACATGCGCTGTGCCAATGCCGCGTCGAAGGGCACCAACTCGGTGTAGATCTCCATGGTGTCGGCATTGATCGCGGTAAAGATGGCCGGCTGCTCGTGCAATTCGAGATAGGCTTGGTAAATCGCCACCTGGGCGGCGTAGATGGGCTTAGCCACCGCCAAGCGGTTTTTCTCCAGATCACGCCACGACTTCGATCCGAGGCATTTGTTTTCCCAGAGGGCGGGATAGGCAAACCCCTCGGGGCCACCGACGATGACGCCGTCGATGTGCCCCTGCAGACGCCCGCCAGCCGCCGAGAAACCAAACTGGTCACCATTGGCCTTGCGGGTACGCAGGTCGAACCCCGCTGCCCGTAGCCAGTCGACCATGCAATCCTCCATGACGTGGCCACGCTTGAAGATGCGTAGCAAGCGTCCATCGGTGTCACGGCCAGGGTCGACGGGTGCCTTGGCAAACTCGTACTGCAGCGCCCGCGCACATGACACGCCCAGACGCGAAGCCCCCAGATAGTCACGCGGTACTTCGGCAGATCGCTGACACTGCATACCGGCATCGATCAAGACCGTGACCTGGCCAGACAAGCTCGAGGAGGAGTTGAAGTCGATCATCGCTTCACCCCCTTCCCGTCTTCCCATGGCAAGTCATCCTCCAGATCGGCGAACGGATTGGCCATCGGATCCGGGGTTGGCGCCATCCCACGTACTGGAGGTAACTTGGTCTCCTCGTGGTGCTCGACCATCGCATCGGTGTAGCAGGTGACAATGGCGTCGATCACGCGCAGCGCCTCGGCTTCGCTGTAGTCGCCGAGCGGTTTGGCAAACCCGATCTCGCCGGCGGCCTCACCGAAGGACTTGAGGCACTTGCGCATGGCGGCCAGTTCGATGTCAGACGGATCGATCATGGCGACCTCCTCGATGCGCTTGCCACCATCCTTCACGCGTAGCCAGTTGCCATACAAGGCGTGAAACACATCCTGACAGCGACGTGAACAGAACACCCAATCGATCGGGTACCGCCGAGGATCGCCGATGCGATGCCGGTTGTCGGAGTGGCCAAAACCACGTGCCTGTCGCTGGCAAACCCAACATTTGCCGCTCATGCATGGCAGCCTCCTGCCTGCTTGCCAGACCGGACGCGAACAGCATGATCCGTGCAGTAGGCATCGAGCTCGACGTAGTCATTGCAAATCGAGGTCGTCCCGATCCGCACGCCATGCGGATGGCAGCAGCGCGCAATGCGCAGGCCGCCAATGTCACTGGCACTGGACGGATCGAGATGGCGGCAATTGCCGCAACGTTTCCCGTTCATGCCCACCCCCTTACTGTGCCCAGGCCGGTTTGCCAGACACGGAAGCAGCGGGTGTTGGCGCGGGAGACGCAGTCGGGCGGGGAGCGGTAGGCGCGACTATCGGGGCAGATGCGCTGCCGACGGTGCGGGCGTACTCGGGCTGATCGGGCTCAACCGCGATCTTCACCACGTTACGCAACTCGCCGCGACCATCCTTCTCCACATCGATGCGGGCGACGAACTCAATGCCATCCAGTTCGTGGAATCCCTGAATGCGTCGTGCAGCTGCGGCTTGCGGTGAGTTGTCCTTGGGATTGATATTGCGGGCGCTATTCAGCGCGGCGCGAACGAACGTCCTACCCATGTTGCCCCAGGCGGGCCCCTTCGCACTGTGCAGGCCAATGTTCGACCACATCTTGCGTCGGGCAAATTCGCCCTCCAGGATCACGAACTCGCAGGCCAGGTAGATACTGCCGGTGTCGAAGCTCTGCGTGGCGTACCCACCCGTCCAACCCTGCGCAGCATCATCGTAGCCACCCGGCTTGATGGTCATGCGCACACGGGCGACCGTGCCCTTGGGAATGAGGTCGAAGGATTGCTGTTGTTCTGCGTCGTTGAAATCGTTCCAGGCGGACATGATTACTCCTTGATGAATTGGGATTGCGTTGCGGTGGCACACTTCTCGATGAGCGCGCGCAAGTCGGGAGGCTCCAGCAAGTCGAGCTGGCCGGAGCGATCCTTGGCGGGATAGCCGTAGGGATTCAGGGTGTGGGTGACAAAGGCGCGGTAAGCAGAGCCATCCTCGGCCTTGATTTCTGCCAGGGTCACGACCTCATCCACGATGCCGGGGAGTTCGGCAGAGGTTTTTGCGCCCTCGATCTGCGGGACGAACACCTTGCGATTGAAATCATCGAGACGTTCATCGAGGATGGACACGAACACCACATGCTTGCCCCGGGCGTGCTGGAGATGCATCAGCGCACCAAGCATCTCGGTACCGAGCAACCCATAGGCGCCGCGCGTGTCGGGTTTGCCGGTGCGCTCGGACATCGCCTGCGGCTGAGTCTTGGCCCAGATCAGGGCCAGGCGGGCCAGCACCGTGATGCTGTCGACGAAATAGCACTCGTATTTCGCCAACTGTTCCGGATCGCCATAGCGCTCACAGACATGCTGATAGTGCGCATCCGAGTACGGAGCCTCGGCAGGCAATGCCGGATTCGGCCCTGCCAGAAACACCACCAGATCGCGGAATTCCGGCCAGGTCGTCGGCCGCACACAGTCGCCCCGCCAATCCTTGACCGCAAGATCACCGGCTTCCAGGTCGACGAACAAGGTGGTGTCTTCAGGAAGCGTCTTGAGTTGGCTAGTTTTGCCAATGCCGCTCTTGCCGAGCAGCACCAGCTTGACGCCCTTCTTCTCGCGCAGTCGCTGGTCAGCGGTAATGATGGGAAGAGCCATCACGCCACCTCCTTCAACTGCTCAGCAACCGCCGGATTCCAGAGAATCTGGTAGCCACTGTGGCCATTGCGCGAGTACGGCATGGCTTCGGCCCAGGATTCACCGGCCTCGGTCAGTTCCCACTCGTCGCGGTCATTGCGGAACTGAAATCCGTAGTTGGCTAGGCGCTGGTTGGTTGCCTTGGCGGAGATGCCGATCAGCTTGCCGAGCTGGGTCGCATTGAGCGAGCAAATTGGCTCGTTGGCCACGGGCAATGCGCGGCGCATCGTCTCGACAGTGAGGCCGGTGTTTTCCTGGATGCAGGTCAGCGTCGCTGCCATGGCAATTCCAGCCTTTACGCCCGGGACCTTGGCCACAGCCTCACCAATCAACAACAGGGCAGTGACACGATCCTGCGTCGGCGCGGGCAGAGCGGCCAGGGCGGGAACCGCGTAGCTCCCGGTCTTGCGAATGGTCGGCAACACCTCGCTGGTCACCCAGCGCTTGAACCTTTTCGCGGCATCCTTGGTGCTGCCGAGGATCAGTGCGTAAAGGCCAGACTCATTGACGTGGTTGGCGCGCTGGGTCCGCCCAAGGCTATCGATGACCTCGCGTTTTGCGAGGTCATCGGCATCGACGTGTTTGGAAACAGCATCGGAGGGATTCGCCAATTCGAGGGCAGCGCAGACGTCATTGGCGTTGAACCATGGCTGGCCTGCATCATCAATCTGCACCCGGAGGGCGTGGGACTCAAACTGAAACGGAGTAAGCATGTTCATGATCACTCCTTCCAGTCGATCGCGGACAGACGATCCGAACCGATCGCGCCGACCTTGCGGGCATTGATATAGAGATCGTCCAGTGCGCAGCGACGACGGCTGGCAAGGGACTGCTCGTCAGCGGCAAACTGGATAGCGAAGGCCAGTTCGTCGAGGGTCGCGGTGTGAGTCGGGATGACCACTTCGTGCCCGTCACGATCCCGGTATCGGATCTGCTCCGGCAGGTTTTCGGCGAAGAGCGAACTAACGTGTTTGCGCAGTGCGGAGGTATTGATGGTATTCATGCGTTACTCCTCAGAAGCGAGGTCAAGGGCATAGATGGCCTTGCCGGGTTTGACGGTGCGGGCTGACTCGAACTGCTCACGCCATGACGTCGGCCAGTTGTTGAAGCGGGACTCGGGGACGCTGAACTCGATGTCGAGGTAGTCCTCGACGCGATCACCCGATGCGGCGATACGCTTGGCGATTTCAGCCAGTTGCTTCTGGTCCCAGCTGACGCGTTTCGGTTTGTCGACCGACACGCTGAGGGGGCCATCGTTGAAGCGAACCGTGCCGAAGTCTTTGCCGGCCTCCGCACGAGCGGCGCGTTCGAGTTCGTCGAATCGCTGCTGCAAGGCGGTATGCACCTTGGCCTGTTCCTTCTTGAGCCAGTCCGCCAATTGCCCGAGGTTGCGTTGGACTTCGACGAGGTGTGCCGGCGGCAGCGCCTGCAATTGCGACACCGACATTGCGGTGAGCTGATCGGGAAAGATGATGAGTTCGTTCATCGCTGTCTCCTTCACCGAGCCACGCGTTCAGACGTCGAGTCGTGCAGCGCGCTATATTCGAAGTCGATGACGGCCTCGAGGGGATAGCTGACTCGCTTCGAGAGCTTGAGATAACGTGGTCCCCGACCCTCGCTGCGCCAACGCTGCAGGGTCTTGGGGCTGACGCCCCAGCGCTGGGCGAGCTCGTTCTCGTTCAAGACGCGGCGGTCGCCCGGCGCCAGGCTGTTGATCGCCGGGTGGGGCGATTGAGGGGTGTTACTGACTGGTGTCGGCATGTAAGCCTCCTATGACGTTGTTGAGGAATTGCAGGCCTCATTTCAGTCGTCGGGTGGCGAACATAAGAGGGACCGAATGGCGAACCACGACGGAACTTCTGGTTCGCCAATGCCGGGCCGTAGACGCAAAAACGGCGAGCACATGGCTCGCCGTCGGCGTCAGAATTTCTGGGGTGGACGATTAAGGCGCGAACCCCAGCGCCTTGCGTTGCTCTTGCCAGTCACGAGGCAGTTGGTCGCGGCGGCCGCGTAACGTATGGAGATTCAGATCACGGGGCTGGCGTCCCTCGAGTACCGACTCGATGATGTCCGGCGCCAACGTGGTCAGGCGCAGAACTTCCGCCACCCAGCCGGGTTCGAGCTTCAATGAACGCGCCAGATCGTTCGCCGTGGGATAGCGCCCCTCGTCGAGCAGACGCTGCCAGTAGAAGGCCTTGCCCAACATCTTGATCATTGGCAGGTCATGCCCTCCCATGCTCTGGCTGGATCCATCGTCAGGAGGAGGAATCATCACCTTGCGATTCTGTTTGCGACGAATGGTCAGCGGCACCACCGTCACGCGCTGCTGACCTGTGGTGTAGTCCCGGGCCTCCCCCCTGATATCGATACGGACGCTGCGTAGCCGGGGGTTGTCAGCCCTCAGGGTTGGTTTGGCCGTCGTTCTCATGCGTAAACCTCATCCGGGGATTCCTTCATCTCCTCGACCAAAGGATGCTGTGCAATGTCCGCCCCCAGGCCGATCCATCCGTCTTCGCGCCAAAGGATGTCCAGCCCTTGCCCGTGCACTTGGATGCGCTCGATCAAAAGTTGCGTGATGCGTTGCTGCTCAAGTGGGAAGAGTTGCTCCCAAACCGCTCCAATTCGCTGCATCGCGATCAACACATGCGCCTCGTCGAGATCTGCGCCGGCAGGATGCCGCTGACAGGCACGCCAGGTGGCGACGAGCATCTCCGGCGAGCGGAGCGCCAGGTGGATCTGTTCGAGGACGGCAGCTTCGATCTCGGCGGCTGGTAAGGCCCCGATATCTTCCGTGCCGGGCTGCAATGTGGCCCCAGCATTGCGCCGCTTGTGCAGGTAGGGCACGTAGTAACGATAGAGTCGGCCGTTTTTCTTCTTCGTGAAGTGATGAATCATGCGCTGCCCATCAGGCGCAAACAGCAGACCTGCCAGTAGCGCCGGATGCTCTGTGCGATGCTCGCGCGGCCCCTGCTTCCGCCGTTCGATGAAGGCATGCGCGGCATTCCAGAGCTCCAGTGGAACGATGGCCTCGTGCTGCCCCGGAAAGCTCTGCCCCTTGTGGACCATCTCGCCGAGGTAGATACGGTTGCGCAGCATGGCGAACAGATATTGCTGATCGATTGGTCGCCCCGGCCGATACTGACCTCCTTGGGTGACCCAGGATTTGGTGGTGTGGCCTTCGATGGCCAGTTCCCGAACCAGTTGTGCCGCCGATCCATGCTCGGCATAGCGCCGGAAGATGCCGCGCACCAAATTCGCTTCGGAGACATTGACGACCAATTTGCGTTCTACGACGTCGTAGCCCAAGGGTGGCATGCCACCCATCCACATGCCCTTAGCTTTGCTGGCCGCAATCTTGTCGCGGATGCGCTCACCCGTCACTTCCCGTTCGAACTGCGCAAAGGAGAGCAGGATGTTGAGCGTCAGCCGCCCCATCGACGTGGTGGTGTTGAACTGCTGGGTGACCGAGACGAAGGAAACGCCGTTGCGATCGAACACGTCGACCAGCTTCGCAAAATCCGCCAGGCTGCGTGTGAGACGATCGATCTTGTAGACCACGACGATATCGACCCCGCCGGCCTCGATGTCGGCCATGAGTCGCTTGAGACCAGGACGGTCCAAGTTCCCGCCCGAGTAGCCACCGTCGTCATACCCGTCGTTCACGGCAACCCAGCCCTCGTGACGCTGACTGGCAACAAATGCCAGGCCCGCGTCACGTTGTGCTTCGAGACTGTTGTACTCCTGGTCGAGGCCT